CCTGTGTTCAAGTAACTGGTTCAGGACAAAAGGTTTCATCGTTTTTACGATCACTATCTAGTGTCGCATCACATTATCTAGTGCTAGCACTCTTCTATTGGGGGTGACCTGAGCATGCGTGTGATACGTGGACATGCGTGATTGTTTAAATGATTTAACTGTATGCCCTGCCAGCAGCGAGGTCTGCTGTCGACCTTAGTTCGGATAACGCTACTTCGCGACCCGGATGACGGCTTCCCCTTTGGTTCACCCAAGCCATTGAGGATAACACATTGGGTACTGATGAAGAGAATTTACTTCCTTCACTTAACACGCACAACGTGACCAGTCCTGTGTCAATCAGACACATTTCACATCACGGCAAAACAGTCCTGCCTCACATTGTCGACTTTTCTATTAAAAGTCGATCACATCGGGCCAAGCGTGGAGCGCTGCCTGCATTGAAGCCCTCTACAGCCAGAGACACGTATAAAGCTCGTGACCTGGCGAAAAGAAAGGCTGTCAAATTGAAGCATCAGGGACCACAAGGCGTGCATTTTAAAATAACCACAAAACAGAACCGAGTTGTTGAGCCCAATGTTAAACTGCATATCCGAAGGAGCAAGTTTGTTGCTTACCACATTGAGAAGCAGTTTAAACGAGATGTTTTGGGAAGATTGGCCCTGCAATATGGTGGCAATGCGCGACAACAGCGCATGACAGAAAAGTTCCAGTTGTTACCGACAACTGTCGAAAACAAGCCTCAAAAGAAAGAGAGAATGTTGACACCGAAAGTAGACGTTACTCTTAGGAATAGGAGAAAGAGATTGGGGAAGGATGCAACTTTGCCTGATCGCCCTGTTAAAAGAGTGTACGAAAATGAGTACGTGAAAACTTTGAAAGTATGGAAGAGGTTTGGTACACTGCCACCGTGGCATGTCCAGGAGAAACAGTACTCCAAGAAGGAGAGCAGGGTCTTGCAAGATGTTTTTTATGAGCACTTGGACATTGTGCAAAGCACTTCGAGGCAAGAGGTGCTTATTATGTTAAAGCGCGCAAATAAAGACATTGAAAACCCTGGCTACGACACAGATGAAGAGGCTGACGCTGAATTGGACCGTATATTTGGACCAGAAGGGGATGCTGGTACTAAATTCTGGGGTAACAAGCTTAAGGATATGGGAGTGATAGCGTTGTACCCAGAATATCAGTCAGTCCCACTCAAGGAGGTTCGCAAAACAGGTAAAATTTCTTACACCGTTACGAAGCGTGTCATTATAGAGACAGATTTGATACGCTCAGGTGTTGAGGAAAATCCAGGTCCTGTCTGCCCACATGCCGGCAAGGGGTTGAGAAAAGATGGGGTTTTTTACAGAGAAAATGTCCCTCGCTGTAGGCAGTGTCTGTATGCGGTGATTAGACAAGGTGACGTATTTCAACATCCGCCGCAGTCAGAAGAACCTGACACTGTGCACATTAAAATACAAGTGGGTGATGCAGTATTGGATACGCCTGTCAAGCCTCGTGATAAGTTTGAACGATTTTTCAAACAAACAGGTGTTATTTATTACAGAGGCCTGGCTATCAGTCGTCATCAAATGCGTTACTTCAAAGATGGAGATGTTTACAAATTAGTGCCTGATTCTTATACACCTGAGCGCGATGAAGGTGAAGTCCATAAGTACAAATGCCGGTTTTGTGCTGCCCCTTTTGAGCTGACTGTTCGGCATGAGGCTTGGTTTCTTGAAAGAGGATTGCAGATACCCACACATTGTCAGACGTGCATTAATAACAGTCATTTTTGTGCTGATCCGGCACAAGATGAAGAATATGCAGAAGAAAATTTGTACGGGGGTGAAACACAATTTAACGAGGTTCCAGATGATTGGTTTGAGCTGATGAGTGCGTCTTGTGACCCTGAAAGTCATGACGACACCTGTACCGTGCCAGGTACTTCACCCACGATGGATTCACCTACAACTGCAACCACCACAACGACAACCACCACCCAAACGACACCTTCTGTGACTCCTCCTGTCACCACCACTTCGCAAGTAAATTTGTCTGCACCGACCTTATCTGAAGATGTGACAGTTGGGGCATCAACACAGACAGACCCTGTACCTTCAGCGCCTCCTATGTCAGTGGGTGATGGCGCCCCTCAGTTAAAGTTTATTCCTTTGCGTTCATTGAGACTGGATGGTACGGGGCATGTCTATGCACCGCCTCCAGTGCCTCCGCCTTTACCTCCACGGCCACCCAGATCACCACCACCACATACGAATAACAACGGAAGACCAGCTACAGTGCCTGCTGGCATGCCCATATTGGATGGCATTCGGTTCACTAAAGATCAACTCAAGTTCTTACTGTTGAATGCTCAGGGCATGCCTGCCCGTATAAAGAAAAGAGTTGATTGCATGTTGCCCTTTGATGGCGAAAATCGTCTTATACAGAATCGGCAGGTGGATCTCGAGGAATCACACCTTAGAGTCGAGACTGTTAAGTTCGATTATTTGCCACAGTTGCCTGAGGAGATGTGGTTGTGGCCAACATATGTTCAACAATACATGAAGGGCTTGTGGAATGGTACTAAGTTGATATTGTTGTCGGCTGCATCAGCTGTGGTGGCTGCAGTCTGTGACGCTGCCGCTTATACCCTGACAGCGTTGGGACAACCTGTTTTGGCCGCTGTTGCACATAGTGTGAGTTTGGCAGCAGGAGTAGGAACCGTGGTTTCAGCCGCACTGTCAGCAAAGCGTGTGGCCGCCACAGTGTTTCAACCTGCGCAAGAGCTAGTTTACGTACCTCATGTTGTTTCGGCTTTGGCTCTTGATTTCCCACATTCCGCCACAAAAGAAGACATCACAACAAATTTTCGTCCAAAGTTCAGGCGTCTTGCTCGACTCCCAATACCAGACTTTGACGCTACTGCTGCGCTGTTGGGAACAGAAAGAATTTGTACAGAGTACTTTCAGGACCAGCATTTAAACGCCTTTCGGGCCTCGCCATTATGCCCAAGCACGTTCACACCAAGTACACCAGGGTTTTTGCCCTCGGTTACCGCGTTGGCGAGGTCCCTGTACCTTGGCCCAAGGATAATCCCACCACTACAGTCAACGTTTGCACACACACGCGTAATGCTCGTCGTCTCAATTATCGCCGTCTTCCTTTTGGTTGGCTTCCTGGAATCGCACCTGTTTCTGCTGACGGTAATGACCCTCAAACAGTTGTTCATGCATTTAATTCACGTGTCAATCGTCTCACACCCACTTGTCGCCTCTGTCCCGCACTTGCAGCACACGTCCGTGTCTGGTGTGCTCGCAATGTGCATGAATTGGTTCCGCTCACATTTCTTGAATGGCTGGACACAACACATTACCCAGAATCTCGAAAACTTGAGCTCGTTCGAGCTCATGACCGCCTCCTCGGCGGTCCACCCACTTTGAAATGGCGTTCGCATGTGGACAGCTTTGTGAAATTGGAAGCATACAATTGTTACAAGGCTGCCCGCATGATAAATAGTCGGAGTGACTATTTTAAAGTATTCTCTGGACCATATTTCAAGTCCATTGAACAGCAGATCTTTGCAATGTCAATGTTCATAAAGCATGTGCCCGTACCTGAAAGGTATAAGAAGGTCTTAGCCTTGAAACGGGGTTACAAGTATTATTATTCGACTGATTACACTTCATTTGAGGCTCACTTCACTGAAACTGTGATGCAGGCAGTTGAATGTCAGCTTTATCGTAAGTGTTTTAAGCATGATAAAAACTTGAAAACGTTAGTGGGCGCATTAACAGGTGAAAACCGATGCCGTACTCGCACTGGTTTGCGATGTAAGGTAAAGGCTCGTCGCATGTCAGGAGACATGTGTACTTCGCTTGGTAATGGGTTCACCAATTACATGTTGTTGACATATATTATGCATCGTAAAGGTGCCACTGAGAATGACTTTGAATGCTTGATTGAAGGTGATGATTGTATTGTTGGGAGTAATGTTGAACTGACAGAGCAGGATTACACAGACCTAGGTTTCACCATAAAGATAGATAGAGTCGATGACCCTTGTAAAGCGTCCTTCTGTGGCCTGATTTGTGCTGAAAATGGTGTAAACATTCGAGATCCTGCTCGACATTTTGAAAAATTTGGGTGGACACATTCTTGTTGCTTGGCTGGTGAGAAGGTGATGCACAGCCTGTTGAAGGCTAAAGCCATGTCAACTTTATGTGAATGCCCAGATTGTCCTGTTATTGCGCAAGTTGCATGGGAAAGTTATAAATTGTGCAAAGAGTATGACCCCAGGTGGGAAGATGATTATTACATCAATTATATCCTCAGACCTATGGATAGACCTGAACAATTCCGTGAGCCTAACCCACCTATTGAAACAAGGCTGTTGTTTGAAGAGATGTTTGGTATTTCAATACAACAACAGTTATTATTAGAAGACGCGGCGCGAGCACATGATTTATCAAAATTTCCTTCAGTCGTGACATTTCATCCAGATGTCTTAGACTATGCTCTCAAATTCGTGGTTTCAACTTTGTAAACAAGCAGAAGCAACAGGCGAAAGCCGGGGGAGTTACGCCCCTCCTTATGTGAGTGTCCAGGTGTGACGCACACACCCATGATGGTGTTCGGGACATTAAAAATAGGGGACCATGTCAAATGTGCCTGATGAGCCATTTGTTTACCTTATCATCACTTCAACTACTACTACTACTACACGGCGCTTGAATCCAAACGTCAAACCATTCGTACCGCGACCTGCAACTGTTATAACGCGCAAGGTCGTGAACACATCACCACAACTACCGCCTATTACACAACGTTCACAGTCATTGCCGCCACGTTCACGTTCACGAAGTCGCTCACGTAATCGCGCTTTACAAAACGTCACTACACCAACATTTCAAACTGTACAACGTCCATTGCCTGCTGCTCAGACTACTGTCACCACGAATACAGCCTTCAAAACGGTGATCAACCGATCTGAAATGTGTCATCAGGTTGTTCTTGAGACCGATCTCACTAAGATGTTTGATTATCCTATCAACCCGGGATGTGACCAACTGTTTCCTTGGTTGAGTAAGCTGGCTTCGTCTTTTGACATGTATGAATTTAATGCTCTTAAGTTCCGTTATGTCCCTTCTTGTGGGAGCACTACACAAGGGCAGATAACGATGGCAATTGATTATGATCCTACTGACACTAATGTGGGTCTTACACAGTCAGACTTGGCGAGCATGGGAGGTTCCGCACAATCGCAGCTTTATACACCATTTGTGATGGCTATGAAGAAGGAGGCGATACCTGTGGCCCAACATAAATTTTACGTTAGCTCGGAGTCTGTATATGATCAATCGGCACGGTTGAATCATGTAGGCCGTTTACTTTATTATATTGCGGCTGACCCAACTGTTAAGACCACTTATGGTACTTTGTACGTGGATTATTCTGTTGTGATGTATAATCCACAAACTTCTGGTCCCGGGTTTTCCAATAATGGGACTGTCAAGAATACAACTAAAGGGAGCACTGGCACTGATGTCTTTGGTACTGTTGACCAGGCATCATTGGTTACTACCAAACCTGACGAGACTGCCACACCAAACAAGACCAGGCGGATTGTCAAGATCATAGATGGCATCATGAATGTCATTGCCAAGGTGGCTCCTTATGTTTCTATTGTTGCAAAGTTGTTTCTTCTCGACTATTGTCCACCATTCCCAGGCACTTATTTGAATCATGCGGGAGTGGCCACACCATTGGCCATTGCAGACATACCAGGTGACACTGTCTTAGTGGTCAATTCTGCAAAGTGTCGTTCAGGTTCCGTCTTTGTTCATGTGTACGGCACTTACACCACACTTGTCAACGCTTCTAGGCCAGTCATAACGTTAGCCCATTCCACCAACGTTGACATTAAAGTTGTGATACAGGTACCCACTTATTTGGATACTGATAGGTACCTACCCGCCACCCCAGTTCTAGCCACTGCCACAGCCTTATTCGAGTTTGATTTTAATGAACATACTAGCGAATCGGCGTGGATGAAGCCAGTGGTTAGCCAGTCAGGAACGGATGTCCTGCCTGCGTGGAGTGTCGATACGACCATCTGCAATGTCTTCACTAAAGCAGATATTTAAACCATCCTTTCATGGCCTTGCCCAGGTCATGTCATATTTTAGGGGCGTTTGTTGCTTTAACCACCGTTCGCCACAATGTGGCAAGCCTTGTGAGTTTGCATTGCACCGGCAATGAGGGAACAAATTCACTAGGTGCACCTTGGGTATTGCAGGCTCTTCTACGCTTGAGACACAGCGTTGAACCTTGCTTACCTGTGAGTGCTTCTGACCCCTTGAGTGTGTTCGTGTGAATGCACTAGTGCATAACTGATTCGTGTTGGAGGTTGGCGAGCCTTCGTCACTTATCGGTTTTACACTGATCTTGAAAGGTTTATGCGTAGATTGGCCGCGCATCGACCTACTTGTCTGGTTGGACAAGTGAAGCCATCAGAGGGACCAGCCCAACCTCTCCTTACTTTAAACCCCCTCTTCGGAGTTGGGGCG